GGGGATTCGGGACTTTAAGTTGAGTTCCTTGTTTTAGTATTTACATACTTAGACAACCTTTGAAGTGTAGTCACCCGTGAGGGTGGCTTGACTTCAAGAGGCAACTTGTAATGGTTAGAACCATTAGAAAGAGCCTCAGGTATGTCCTTCAAGTACTCTAGGAAGTACTCGTAATGTTTACGAGCAAACCCAGAGTGGAGGAATACAGATTTTACCTTCTCGTCGAAGGTATGAACAGTCTCTCTAATAGCTACCATATCGGTAGTATTAGTTAGATCGTTTGTGTAATGGCCATAATCAGCATAAAGCTGTTTATGTACATTTGCACTTAGACCCGTGAGGGAGTTCAACACCCTCTCCTTGAAGCACAATGTAAGACCATTGGCTATCATCGACTCAAGATTTGAGTCGGGATAGGACCAATTAAGTCCCATTGGATGAATGAAGTCAGGAATGTGTGCAAACACATCCAGGACAGCATTCTGCTTCTTGGTGAGCAGGAGCCGTATCTTCCGTCCTATAAAACGAGCAAGATCAAGGAAATTATCATCTGATATGTCCCTCCACTTTAGTTGTGGAAGAACAAGATCAGGGGTAATAACCTTCCCAGCAAACTCAGCAAGTTTGTTGGAGATTAAGGTCTTGTCTGTTGAATAGGGGCACCCCAATAGTTGGAGGGTTTTGGTATAACTATCAAACAATTTCTTGTTTGTAATTATAACATCATCCCCGACTACGAAGAATTCATGATTCCAGTGTCTCTTACCCGAAAGGGTTTGAAGCAATAGACCATGAGTTAACGTGAATGCGAAGAAACTTGGGTTAAACCCTAAAGGTTGACCTTTGTTCCATCGTATATCACCAACATCCGAATGCCAGTTACTCTTTGAGATTTCCTCAAAGAGGCTGATATAAGGATTATTCTTCCCAAATATCTGTTCTAATACAGTTATTTGGAGGTTAAGAGGGAAATAATCAGTAGCTGATGATAAGTCTACAGAATAGACTGTTTCATTGTTATTGAGTAATTCCTGTATAACCGGGTGTGCCTTTTCTTGATTGTGGGTACAATCCCATTCAAGATTGGATACAATCTTACCTAAACTATTCTTAAGTGGCTCAGAAGCCAATTGGAATAATCGGTAAGGAGAAGCAATGCTTCTCAATTTGTAACCAGGTTCCTGAAGGAAATGAACCTCACCTGCATACATTGGTCTTATATCAATGTCATCAAAATGACATGAGTCGATAAACTCATGTATCTTGATTCCACTAAAGACATGAGA